GACTGAATTAAATGATCTTGTGCAAGTAAAACGTCTTACATATGACAATAGAAACATTACTATCAATTGTGTTGTAGAAGGATTAGCTCATTCAATATCCGCAGATAACTGGAGAGTTAGTTACTTCACATCTGTAGTTGATCCGTATACGATTACGATTTAGGGGAAATAATGCCACTTTGTCCACAAATCACAATTACTCCAATTACAGTTACTTCAACTGGAATGACTCAAACGTCTATTATTCCTATTGTGGCTGCAACAACAGAACAAACAGATGATCTGCAAATTGAGATCAATACTATTGAAACATCTGTTAATGGAAAAAACCACATCTACCGCCAAGCAACTGCTCCTGATGGAACAGTTTATCCTTTAACTGAAGGTGATGTTTGGTTTGATACTGATGATGGAAACAAGCAATACTATTGGACTGGTACTGCTTGGGTTTCTGTGCAAGATCTTGGAATTGCAGCAGCAGAAGCAGGAGCAGCGGCTGCCGTTTCTGCGGCAGCAGCAGCCTCGGCAGCAGCGGCATCAGCAACCGCAGCAGCGGCAGCAGCGGCTTCAGCAGCAACCGCAGCACAAACAACAGCCGATGGTAAAAATAAGATCTACAGACAAACAACAATGCCAACTACAGGTCCTTTTACAGAAGGTGATCTTTGGTTTGATACAGATGACGATAATAAGTTTTACCGCTATACAAGCGGTGCATTTTCCGCTTTTACTTTAGGCAATGAAGCACTTGCTTCTTTATCTGCAAATAAACTTACAGCTGGAACAATTGATGCTTCTGTCATTACAGTCTCAAATATAAACGCTGGTAATATTTCAACAGGATCACTTGCAGCAGATAGAATAGCTGCAAATACAATTACTGGTGCAAAATTAGTTGCAGGCACTATTGAAGCTGTTTCAATTGCAGCTAATACTATTACCGGAGCTAAACTTGCCGTCGGAACCATTGAGGCAGTTTCAATTGCAGCAGGAACAATTACTGGTGCAAAAATTGCTGGTTCAACAATTACCGCTAGCAATATTGCAACCGCAACAATTACTGCTGATCAAATTGCAGGCGCAACAATTACGGCAGCAGAAATTGCTGCAGATACAATTACAGCAGCAGAAATTGCAGCAGGATCAATTACAGTTGACCGCTTAACCGCAGGTACTTTAACTGCTTTTACACTTAGAACTTCATCAGGAGCACGTCGAGTAACTGTATCTGCTTCTACAAACTCAATTTCATTTACAGAGTCCAGTTCAACTGTTGGACATATTGGTCCAGCTTCTACAGCTGGTATTGTTATGCACTACGGTTCAACATTTGATCCTGCTGTGACAACGTATCCTAATGCTTATGTATCTTCTGGTGATGCTCGTATTGCTTTTAGCTCTACAAAGTATGTTCAAGTTAGTACAACTGGCGTAGTAATGAATGGAAATGTTTATACACTAGATGCTTTTTATAATCAAGATTCATCTACTAGTGCTAACGCAGCAAATACGCGAATGGACACGGATGGACGCACACGACGAAGTACTGCTTCTAGCGCTCGTTTTAAGGAAGACATCGTTGATCTTTCAACAGTTGCTGATCTAAATCCAAATGGGTTGTTTAATTTGCCGATTAGAGCTTTTAAGTTTAAGTCTGATTATTTAGATGCAACTGACAACAGATCAGGAATTCTTGTGCCTGGACTAATTGCTGAAGAAGTTGCTGAACACTATCCTATTGCTGCAGATCGTGGTGCAGATGGATTAGTTGAAAACTGGAATGAACGCTTTGTAATTCCAGGTATGTTGGCTTTGATTCAAGATCTAAACGCACGTATCAAAACACTCGAGGGGAACGCAAATGGATGACGCAACAGAACTAGACATCAATGTTGTTATTGCTGTACTAAGAGAGCAGATTGGTCTGCTAGCTTTGGACAAAGCAATGTTGACGGCTAGAGTGGGGGATCTCGAATTAAAACTCAAGGAGAAGAATGACTGTGAATGACTGGGCTGCTTTAATACTTGCGGTCATATCGATACTAGGTTCGTTTGTAATTGCCATACGTTGGCTAGTTAAACACTTTCTAAATGAATTAAAACCGAACGGCGGATCTAGTCTAAAAGACTCTGTTGCAAGATTAGAAACTCAAATGGAATTAGTAATAGCAATGTTGACTCTAGGGGGCAAGGATGAAAAGCCTAAAAGAAATAGCAAGTAGTTATATCGGTTATACCGAAGGCACAAATAATGACACGGTTTTTGGCAAATGGTTTGGACTAAACAATCAACCTTGGTGTGCAATGTCCGCATCTAAGATCTACCATGAAGCCGGTTTAATAAGTCAAGTGGCACCAAAAGCTAGGCCAAAAGGCTATGCTTCTTGTGACGAATGGCTTAAGTATTTAACAAAAAACAATCAATTAGTACCAATCGGACAAGCACAACAAGGAGATCTTGTTTTCTTTCAGTTTGATACTGACGCTCAACCAGATCACGTAGGAATTGTCCAATGGCACAATACAACCTTGAAATACTTAAATGTATGGGAAGGTAACACGTCGGACAGTAGAAACGGAAGTCAATCTAATGGTGACGGGTTCTATCTAAAACGCAGAAAGTACGATACAATTATGGCAATTGCACGTCCAAAGAACTAAAGGAGTGTCATGAAACTTAAGCCAAAGCATAAAGCAGCAATTAAATCTTACCTTAGAGCAGTAGCAGCATCTGGTATTACTGTACTTCTAGCGATTGTAGGAGACATGAAACCTGAGTATGCAATCCTACTTGGATCTATTATTGCTCCAATCGTTAAGTCAATTGATCCAAAAGAAAAAGAATTCGGTATAGGAAGTAACTAATGATGAGCTCGGGGGACTTATCAAAAGCAATCAATGATCTTTTGAATGAACAGATCAAACCACTTTGTACTGTTGGCAAGATTAAACTAGAATTACTTCCATCTGATGCTGATGCCTTAGAAAACTTAATTCAATCTAAAGTTACTATTATACAAATTGTTAACCTTCTCAGAACACACGGTTTTCAATTAGGAAATACTGTACTCACAGTCCATCGTAAAAAACAATGCCCGTGTTTTAGGACCACATGACTCTATCTGACGACGCTAAGAAACTGCAACTAGAAGTAGACGAATCAGTTTCAGAACTTCGTCAGACACTTGTACGAACGCAAAAAGAATTATCTAAAGCAAAACAACGTACCGAAGAATTAGTAGAAGCCACAATCCAAGCATGTAAAGATGCAACTTTGGCTTTAGGACCAATGAAGTCTATTGAAGGTCCAAAACCTGATAAACGCCGCAAGAGAGCAGAAGTTGCTTTATGGCATTTGACTGATTGGCAAGGAGCAAAAGTAACTCCTAGTTATAACTCAGAAATCATGAGAACTAGAGTTATGGACTTTACAATCAAGGCGACTAAAATTACTGAAATACAGAGACAAGATCATCCAGTCAATGATGTTGTAGTTTGCTTTGGCGGAGATATGGTCGAAGGTTTGTTTAACTACCCAGCTCAGTTATGGGAAATCGATCTTAGTCTTTATGACCAATACATCACTGTAAGTCGTTTAATTGTAGATGTAGTACGACAAGCATTGGCAGTTTACCAAAATGTAACTGTTATTGCAGAATGGGGAAACCATGGCAGAATCGGAAACAAAAGGGCGGATGTACCGAAGTCTGATAATTTTGATCGTATGTGTTATGAGCTTGCGCGTCAGTTATTATGTTCTGAAGAAGCGACTGCTAAAAGACTAACATGGGATCCACGTCATGGTGTTGAAGATATTCAACGCATTGAGATTGGCAATTATCGAGCTTTGCTTATGCACGGCGATGAAGTTGGTAGATCTGGTTTTGCTTCTCCGGCCGGATGGCAAGCAGCTGGAAACCGTTGGAAAGCCGGAGCGTACGACTGGGAATTTCAAGATATTTACCTCGGTCATTACCATCGTCATGCACAAGAACCACTTTCAGATGGTCTTGGATCTGTATATTGGACCGGTTCAACAGAGTCCGATAACCGCTACGCAAGAGACTCTATGGCCGCCTCGGGTGTTCCTTCTCAAAGATTGCACTTCATTGATCCCGAACGAGGCCGTGTCACTGCTTGTTATCAAGTTTGGTTAGACTAATGGATCGCAAAGAGATCTTAGAAGAAGCAACTCGTTTAATTTATAACGATCGTCAAACAGATTATGGAACTCCGCAAGAAAACCATGATCGTATTGCAAAGCTTTGGAGTGTAGTTTTAGGCATTACCGTAGAACCTTGGCAAGTTGCGTTATGCATGAATCAAGTAAAAGTTGCTCGGTTAATTCAATCACCTGAGAAATTAGATGGTTGGATAGATGGAGCAGCTTATATGGCCATTGGCGGAGAACTAGCTACGGAGGAAGAATGACAACACTCATTGCATTTCAGCATGATGATTATTGCATCATTGCCGCAGATACGCAAACTACTGGTTATGACATGAGAGCTGATTGTTCTCCAATGGGCAAGATCGCAGAGAATGGCAAATATTTAGTTTCAGCTGCAGGTTTAGTACGAGGCATGAATCTGATCCAACATGCTTTTAATCCACCAGCTCCTCCAAGATCAAAGAATCTAGATAAGTTTATGGTAACTCAGTTTGTGCCAAATCTACGAAAAACCTTTGGAATCTCAGGTTACGACATTAAATCTGAAGGCTTTCCATCATCGTTTGAGAATGATTTCATAGTTGCTGTCCAAGGAACATTGTATTTTATAGATGAAGTCTATGGATTAGAAAAGACAAAAGACAAAGTTTATTGCACGGGAACTGGCGCAGCATTAGCTCTTGGAGCTGCTCATGCATTAGGAATTGATGAAGTAGATGAATACGAAGATGCAATTGATATTCTAGAACAAGCGGTCAAAACTGCCATTCGATTTGATATCAATAGTGGTGGACAAATACAAGTAGCATTACAAACAAAAGCTGGAAAGAATCACATTGCATTCTTAGATTAAAAGAACAAAAAAGAAGCCCCTGCCTTTCGGCAGGGGCCTTTTTCTTTTTGTCTTAGCGAACCATCTCCAAAACTCGATCTGAGAGAGATGTTCCTTGATTCATCATGAATCGCTCACCAGCCGCAAAGTCATTGGCTAAACGAGTTGTGCGGGTCCATTGTTCGTACTCTGTGAAAGCATTAACAATTCCCCATGCTGTTCCCTTAATGTTCTCCTGAGTTGGTCCATTCCAAATACCTAGAAGAGTCTGCTGACGTTCACGAACATTGTTCTGCTGACGCTCAGTCATGTTGTTTTCATCTAGAGGAAGAACATCCTTGACGATTGACCAGAAGTCAGAGTTAGCAACTTTCTTATCGAATAGAGAAGATGAAAGAAGGTTGAATTCTTCATTTGACTTAAGAACAACACCTAGAGTTTGACGAACATCTTCGATCTTGACATTCATACGAGCTGAATGGCGGAAAGAGATAGAAGAAGCATTAGTCCAACGTGTCATTCCATTTTTGCAGATTAGACGGAGGTACTTGATTTCGAAGCGAAGTGAATCTGTTCCATCGTGAGTATTTGATGCAACTAGAAATGCTTCGACTGGATCAACATTCTTAAGAGTAAGATCAAGAGTGTCTGGAAGCTTTGCAGCCATGAAGATCTTCTTGCCACCGCGTAATTCACCAGCTGACTGGTAAATTGCACCGGCTTCATACATAACAGAATCCACAATGTTCACAATGTCGTTGTTCTGGACAATTGTATATGTAGGAGAAGTGATACCTAGAACAGAAGCTGATCCGTCCTTATTGACACGAGTTGTAGCAACTTTGTCTTCAAGTTTGACGATTGTTACACCGTCATTGTTAATTGCTGTAGTTGAAAGTGGAGTGTGTTGAACTTCCCAATCAAGATTTGCATTCTCAAGAACTTGAGCTGCAGAGATTTGCTCGTCACTTGAATTCACCCATGTTGCGGTGCTAATCCATGGAGCCTTGCGACGTGCTGCGTTCTGGATTTGTACTGACATTATTTCCTCCTGGCGATTTATTCTGATGGACTCATCAGCAGTGTCATTTAACACTGGACACTCCTTGCGGAGTGTTTCGTCCTAATTAAACTTTACTAATAACTCTGGGGCAAACTTATTTGCGCAAGTTTGTCCAATTGCAAAACAACCTTGTGAATTTTTTTCATCGCTATTTGGAGCAATGACTTCCCATGAAGTATTAACTTCAAAGAAAAGTGGATTTTTACCAAGCGCACGACCACATTCAGTGCATAGATCTCCAATTGAATCCAAAGCTTTGCGATTGCTTGGAGCTGAAGAACCTACATTGTACTTGTATGTTGTTGTTGACATTTTTTCCTCCTGGCGGTTATGGCAACCGGTTGGTTGCTCATAGGTACATTCAATACTGTCCACCGTCATTTGTACACTCTATTGAATAAGATCTTATGGGAACCTTTTGACACCTTTTGGAGTCCGTTTAGTCCAGATCGAGCGGCCAGGTTTGTCCCAGGACCACGGACATATAAATCCGAGTATATTTATACTCACCACAAATGGACCCGCGTCCTGGTGGATCCTGGCGGTTTTGGCTAACTTATGTGCCACCGGCCAGAACAAATGTTCTGATAAATAAGATCTTTTAGAAACATTTCTACAAATGATGGTTAAATGTCCACAAACAGTGTATATTGATCCTATGAGCAACCGCTCATACTAACCGCCAGGAGAATCAAATGAACACAATGTCACAAGAACAAATCAATTGGAACTACACATGTGGACTTCCAGTTAAATTCCTTCTAACAAAAATTGTTCTCAATTATGTTGAAGGTCGTTCATCAAAAGAAGAATACGCTGAATACTACAGCCGCATGACACAAGATCAAAAGCAAACTGCAGATGACTTAGTAATGGAAATTGCAATTGCTACAAAAAATGAGATGATCTAATGTCATCACTAATTCAAGACATCATCAAAGTTGCAAAAGTTTCTGAAAAAGAAGCTCTTGAAATTGAAAACGTAATCATGCACAACTTTGATCTAGATTCATCAGAAGCATCTCAACGCACGATTAACTCAACAATTCGTGAAGCTGTCCGCTTTATGAATATGAAATGTAATCATCCAAAAGGAACTCAACATGTTTGGGAGTGTGTTAAATAATGAGTGATTGTCCGATGTGTGGACGCAAAAGTGACAATTTGCAAAATCGTTGGTATCAATATGACAACGGTCAGCGTTTCATTGCATATGTATGCAAGAAATGTGCTGAATTGCACGACAAACTAGCGGATCAAAAAGTCCGCAGTGTATAATGGTCCAGTACCACTAACCGCCAGGAGGAAAAATGAAATACGAATATAACGATGGCGGTAGATCCGAAGCAGGATATAAAGGATCTACTAGCGATTGTGTTGTCCGCGCTATATCTATTGCTAGTCAAAGACCTTACAAAGAGGTTTACGATCTAGTTAATAGTTATGCGTCTAATGAATACAAGTCCAGAATTAGCAAAAAATCTAATGCTAGGACTGGAGTACGTAAAAGTACTATAAGAAAAATGATGCAAGACTTAGGATTTGTCTGGACTCCAACAATGAAAGTTGGATCTGGTTGCAAAGTCCATCTTGTAGAATCAGAACTACCAGAAGGTAGACTTGTGGTGCAGGTTTCTAAACACATCACGGCAGTTCTGGACAAAGTTATACATGACACTTATGATCCATCAAGAGATGGAACTCGGTGCGTCTATGGATATTGGAGATTGCCATGACTGTAAAAACAGGAAGATTAAAGTGTGCCGCTTGCGGATCTGATGCCATGGTTTCCAGTAGAGTATACAGTGGAATGCCGCGATGGGTTTGCGTTGTTCCGATATGCATAAACTCTGAGATTGCTTGGGATTTGGATGAATCAAATGACTTGTAATCTATGCTACGGCAAAGGATATATCTACCATTCCCATCACGAAGAATACGATGTGGAAGTCTGTTCTTGTCAAGAAACAAAGGAGACTAAAGATGAAACTAACTAAACGTGGCAAGCAAGTGAGAGCGGTGTTGATCTTGATTGGTCTATGGGCTATTTGGCAAGTCTCTGGACATCTTTGGTGGGTTGAAGATCATTACTGTTGGGGAGAAATGGTTGAATGTTACTTTCCAAAATAATAGACGACCAACCGGAGAACCGCCAGGTAAACCGGTTGATCGCTTGCGGATTATACATTGTATTTGCAGTGTGTGTTATGTCCGATTATGAAACGAAACAAATCAATGATACAATGGTCACTACGGACAGATTAGGATATACGAATGACAACTGAAAATAGTAGAAAGTCCCTTACTACAGGGCAAGCTGCAAAGCTCATTGGACGCAACTCACGGACTGTTCGTCGTTGGGTTGATCTTGGAAAAGTTGAAGGTTATAAAACACCTTCTAACTTACGTTACGTTTATCAAGATGCATTAGATGCCTTGATGAATGGAACCAAAAGCTAACTAACACAACGACTAGGAGGCAACTATGTTTGTGTTTAATTACGCTGTATCTATCCGCCGTCAGAGGAACAATGTCTGAAGGTCATGGCAATCGCTGTAGCCTTTTTATTGGTAACACCAAACGCAAATGCGGTGGACTATAAATCAGCAGCAGCAAGAGTTCCAAAAGATCAAATTGCTTATGCAAAATGCATTAGTCATCACGAATCTAGAGGGAACTACAAAGCAGTAGGAGATGAGTCTTCAGCCAGAGGACGATGGCAATTCTTAGATGATCAGTGGAGACACGGATTGTCTTTTATGGTTGCAAACAGATTAGTAGATTACGGAATGCCTAAGTCTAAGACCGAGAAGCTGGTGAAACACCTGCAATCAAAGTCCATAGATGCATGGGAACCGATCTACCAAGATGTAGGATTTGTAGCAGCGTTGAATGCAAAGTACCATTGGTCCGGTTGGACACATTGGGCAGTCAACTCTAAATGCAATGAATTAGTACCCAAATACCTAACACGAAAGGCATAAAATGTCAGAAACCGCCAGGGAATGGTTTGAACCACGCCAATTATCTTTATTGGCAGATCCAATTGATGAACAGTTTAACAAGTTTCATCATCAGAATCCGCACATCTATCGTCAACTAGTTGATCTAGCATACCAATGGAAAAATGCTGGACACGATATTTGTTCGATAGATTTGCTGATTAACAAACTAAGATGGGAGATTGGTATCCGTTCAACGGGGGACCAATTTGCTATTTCAAACAATTACGCTAGTCGTTACTCAAGACTAATTGAGGCAAACGAAAAAGATCTTGCTGACTTCTTCACCAAGAGAACGTTGAAAAGCTCATGGGACTAGAAAGAATTGAAACTAAGCGTGGCCACAAGTATGAACTAGATGGTCAACCTGTAAAAGGTGTGACAACTCTTATCGGTTCTGGTATGCCTAAACCTGCACTTCCTTATTGGAGTGCCAAATTAGTTGCAGAATATGTCTTTGATAATTTTGCAAACCTTCCAAACTTAATGACTCGTGAACGAGAAGAAGCTGTTAAGTTCCTAAAAATGATTCCTTGGAATCAACGAGACAAAGCCGGAGCACGAGGTACAGAGATCCATTCAATTGCTGAAACTATCATTCATGGTGGAGAAGCGGAAGTTGCTGGTGAGTTTGCTCAGTACGTTGATGGCTATGTAGAATGGCTAGATCAATGGGAAGTAATTCCCGTATTGACTGAGAAAGTTGTAGCAAACCGTATTCATGGTTATGCAGGAACTTTTGATGCCATTCTAAAGTTTGGCAGCGGTCCATTAACTGGCAAAACTTATCTTTGTGATTGGAAGACAAGCGCTGGCGTTTACGGAGAAATGGCAATGCAAATTGCAGCCTACGCAAATGCTGATTTCTATCTTGACGAAGAAGGTAATGAAGTACCTATGCCTGAGGTTGATGGATTAGGAATTGTTCATGTGTCACCAAACGGCACAACGTTTCATGAAGTGACAGATGTTGATCTTGCATGGGATTCGTTTCTAACTGTTATTGATTTGGCAAACAGATTAGAACACATTGAAGGTTTGTTAATACAACTAGGGGGATTAAATGGACAAGCGTCTTGAAAATTATGTAGATGTACCACAAAGAATTAAACTGTTCTATGAGAAGTATCCAGAAGGTTCACTACAAATGGATCCTGATCTGCAATTTCAGACAGTTGGAGATCAGATCATTGTGATTGGTAGAGCTTACGCTTACCGTCATCCTGGAGATGAAAAGCCTGGCATTGGCACAGCTCAAGAGTATTTGCCAGGAAAAACTAATTTTACCCGTGGTAGTGAGATCCAAAACCTTGAGACAAGTTGCTGGGGCAGAGCAATCGGAGCTTTAGGCATAGGCATAGATAAAGCAATTGCAAGTAAAGAAGAAGTTGAACTTGCAATGGAACGCAACAAACCAGAAAAGGTAATGATGAAACGTGCAAATCCTGGTCTGAAGCAAATAGTAGAGTTGCTAGGAACACAAGGCATCACGGAGAAGGATGCGATCCTAGCGGCAGTACGCGGTCTAATAAACCGTGAAATAAGTTCGAGCAATGAACTAACTGATGATGAGATTGAACTTATCATCAAAAACCTGGCGGTTGTTGGTTCATGACTCGAATGTCTTGGGATAAATATGGATTGGAGATTGCGAGAGCAGCCTCCTATCGCAGTGAAGATCCATATCTAAAAGTCGGTGCATGTGTTCTACGCGGGGACAGAAGCATTATAAGCATCGGCTACAATGGGGCTGCGCCTGGCGTCGATATTCCTTGGGGAGATAGAGACGCTAGGCGCGGTTTTGTAATACACGCAGAGGTGAACGCATTGCGGTATTGCACACCAGATCAAACAAAGGGTGGATATTTGTACGTGACTCATCACCCTTGTTCTGAATGCATAAAAGTAATCGCCAGTTATGGAATTGCAAATGTTATGTATTCTGATTTGATAGATGTAGCAGTTTACGATCTATCTTCAATTGCCGAATTGGCAAAAGCTTTTAACATTTCATTAAAACAGGAGGTAAAACAATGAGTTCATTACAAATGATTTTAGACAATCAAAGAAAATTGCAATTAAAATCGTATGGAGTAGATGTATCTACTTTAGACGGAGAAGAAAGATCAGCTTACATTCGAAATATGTCTTTGGCATTAACAGATGAACTGCATGAAGCATTGAATGAAACCGGTTGGAAACCATGGGCGACAAGTAGGCATCTAAACAGAGCAGCTTTTGCTGGAGAAATGATTGATGTTCTGCATTTCTGGGTCAATTTAATGCTAGTTGCAGGAGTAACTGAACAAGATATTCTTGATCTTTACTTTGCAAAGGCAGATAAAAATGCCAAGCGTCAGCTGAATGGGTATGACGGTGTCGACGGTAAGTGCAAAACTTGTGGACGAGCATTTGATGATGGTGCCGTTCTCTGTACTCCAATTGCTTGTGAACACATAGAATGAAATACGTACTAGATGATGTAGTAACATCTTTCACTGATCGTATTGCTAGCCATAGATCTGCTTGGCCTCGTATGCAAAAATGCATGGTCGATGATGCTCTTAATACTAAATCTGAAATTGCTTTTGGCAATGATCAGCTTGTTAAAGAGGACACATGGTTAGTATCAAGTCCTATGGAATTCAAAGGTGAAGTCTTTAATTTATTTGGCGGTTATACAAAAGAGACTCGAGACAGAATTGCTAGAGTTCTTGATATGGATCTTGCCAAGATCAAAGCTTTGGATATGCCTATTGGTGACATTGAAGGAATTCTTCGTCCACGTGCAGCAAAGACTGATTTTGACTTTACAGAAGCAGAATGGTCCAAGATTCGTGATCTAATGAAATGTGAAGTTATTAAGCATGAAGATCTTGTGCTAGACATTCAGCGAGTAGTTATTGGTGACTCACACTCGATTTCAAGATACCGAGCAAACACTGTTGTTTATCGTCATGATGGTTTAACGCTTCACGGTTTAACCGAACGAGGAGTTGAACCTTATCTTCCTGATTACTTTGTGCCACACTTGGTTATTTATGCAGGAAATGTAGACATAAGACATCATTTGTGCAGACAACTAGATCCTGAAGGTTCAGCACGTAGGTTAATCAGTAACCTTAGAATGCACCTTGAACATATGCAACAAAAGGGAAAAATAGGCACATTTGAAGTTACTGCACCTTATCCAATTGAGTTTGAAGATCGCAAGATTCCAAAAACAGGATTTTACAAAGGTACAGCTTTTTATGGATCTCATCCTTCAAGAGACAGAGTCCGTCAGATCATGACTAACGAGATGAAGTATCAGTTTGACAATGTTCACGAATGGCCAACTAATTGGTACATGATTGATCCAGAAGATTATGCAAAGACATATATGGAAAAACCTGGATCAGTCCATCTTTCACCTGAGTTCTATGAATGGGATTTGGTTAATAATGCCGCAAATAACTGAAACCATCTACTGGGAAGATTTTAAGAAATACTACGATAAAGCTGCAGTCTTGCAAAACATAAACATTGCAAGTCAGGGCGGTCGTGATACTTCTGAAGATCTGCATGTTGATGATCCATTGCAGCATCACATTACTATCTACGATACAGTAGATCGTGAATTTGCTGGATTTAGCAATGCAATTCAGCAGATTTGGTATGGGTCAAATAATCCAAAGAAGTGGCAAGTTGATAGTCGTTTTGATGGTTACAACTTACACACAATGGATTGGTTTTATCTCTTCATGATCCATAGAGTGACTGGATCTGGCGCTTCGTTTAGTTATGACCACGGATTTAGAAACAGCATACTTTCTGATATGGCTTTTAAGACAGATAACATGATTCATATGAGAAATTACGTGTTAAGTGAAATGAAAACTGGTCGTCCAATTTTCACGAGTATTGGTAATCAGATTCCACAATTTCCTAAACCTAATGCAGAATATCCACGTGGATCTCAGCTTTACATTTCAGAATACATGCCTCATTTGGTTAAAGATTTCTATACTCATTTATCCTACAATCCATTGACGATGTCAATTAGAGATGGAGTTGATTGGATCAATGAGTGGCACAAATCTCAAGGTCTTAAGTGTTTCCATTTTGTAATGACAGCATTTGTGATGGATGTTGCTCAATATTTCCCTACATTGATAGATCCATGGAGTCAAGTAAACTATGGAAGCAATGCAATTAAAGCTTTGAACTTATTGTTCAAGAACGAAGGTTATAAGCAAAAAGACTTTTTAGATGCTGCAATGGAGATCATCTGCAATGAGTTTAGATCTCCTTATGATCCACGTGACCATGAAAGAAACCTAGGCAAAGGATTAAGTTTAGAAGATGTTGCATGTGATTATGTCCGATACGTTGAATGTTATGTACCAAAAGGTTATGAACATTTAGAACCATGGCAAGTGACAAATAAGTCTTTAATTCCTCACCATCCAAAACATTGGACATACCACAAACACTTGGAGGCTAAAAATGTTTAAGATAACTACAGACTCTTCAAGTAAGTATTCACATCGGCACAGAGATCAATGGTTAGAACTTGCTGGTGATTGGACGGATGAAACTCAATCGCCAAATATAGGTACATTCCATGGTGCAACGATTTGGGATGATTCTGTAACTGGAGTTGGTACAAAAGGTCGTTGGGGAGATCTATTAGTTAAAACTATGGAATCAGATCACTTGGTTTACGTACAGCCTAGAGTCGGCTGGGCAGGAGTTTCACTGGCAGCTCTTGCAAAGAAATATAACAAAAAGTTAACATTGTTTATGCCTTCATCAAAAGTGGTCAGTGACCATCAGTTAGTTTGTATTGAAAGAGGAGCTAATCCAATCTTTCGAAGAATTGCAGCAATGCCAGTTCTGAACAAATATGCCAAAGATTGGGCAGAACAAAATAATGCTCAATTTGTGCCATTTGGTTTAGATCATCCCCTAGTTGTTGCGGCAGGAGTTAAATCTACAATCCAACAATGGGGAGATCGAGATGAACCAAGAGATGTTGTATCAGTTATTAGTACAGGAGTTCTCACAAGAACTCTCCAAATTGCTTGGCCAAATGCAACCTTCCACGGAATTGCAGTTGCAAGAAACTTACATCCAGGAGAGATCGGAAGAGCGGACGTTACAACTTACCATAAAGCTTTCAGAGAAAAAGCTGAGTATGCAGACAAGATCAACGAGGAAATCAACTCCGCGCCAACGTATGATTGCAAAGGTCTAGAAAGATTTATGTTGGACAAAACGTCTGCTCCTAAAACACCTTCAACTTTATTGTGGAATGTAGCAGGTGACGTAAAACCAGTTATAATGGACCATTCACAAGTTGATAGTTTCAGAGAATGGGGTGAGTTTAGATGATTACAATCATTGAAGGTTCTGATGGAACAGGTAAAACAACTTACGCTCAAAAGTTAACTGAACGATACAATGCACAATATTTGCATGCTGAACAACCTAGATCTAGATTATGGGTTGATGAATACATTCGACCATTAACTTCTAGCAACATGGTATTAGATCGATGGCATTTAGGTGAAGTTGTATGGCCAAAGATCTATGGAAGAGTATCATTGTTTGATCAAACAACATTTGATTATTGCAATTGGGAACTTGCTAAATTAGGAGCTAGGTTGATCCTACTAACAAGATCAGAAGATGCAATAGCCGAAGAATTGTTAAGACGAGGTGAAGAATTAGAGATCGATGTTGTTCTACATTCAAGATCTTTATTTGTAGAAGCTTTTAGACAAGTTAAATATTTAGACAAGACAATAATTCATAGTGAGGTGGTTAGGTAATGCATATAATTACAGAAAATCCAAGCGAAGCTTTAGAGTTAGCAACTCAATATGTTATTGAACATGGTGAAGCAATATCTCCTCGTGGAATGGTCACTAGAGAACTCCTTAATGTCACTCTACAGATTGAAAAGCCATGGAACATACCTGTATCTATGGAAAACCGTAAACTAAATCACAATATTGGTATTAAAGAAGCATTGCAACTTGTTGGACAAGTTACTGATCCAGAAGCAATGACAGATACCAGTCAAGTCTTTGGAAAGTTTATGGATAACGGAATACTTCATGGTGCTTATGGTCCACGAATTCACGGTAATCTAAACAAAGTAGTTGATCAGTTAAAAAAAGATTACTCAACAAGACAAGCTGTATTGACTATATTTGACTCTAACAAAGATCTAAACGTTGATGTTAAAGATGTTCCTTGTACCTTAAACCTGCAGTACTTCATCAGAGACAATAAGTTAATTGCTAGAACAAACATGAGAAGCAATGACGTATTCCTAGGTCTTCCATATGATCTAACTCAGTTTATTGCTTTACAAGGTGCAATTGCAAAGGCTTTAGACATTGAAATGGGTCAGTACGTACACGTTGTTGGAAGTATGCATATCTACGATGAACACATACCTCAAGCTCAATGGATTAAAGCTTACTTTAATGGTTCATTCAAAGACTACGAACCTATGTGGACTGGCAATAGTATTGGTGAAATTAGTCATACCGCAAGATCTATTCTTAAAGGTAATGTTTCTGAGCGTTTAACTCGTTTTGAAAGATTCTTGGCAGGTAAAATCAATGACTGAACCTATTGCACGATGTGAAGCATGTGGATCATGGACTTATCTATATGCAATAGACAAACTTATGGGACAACCACACTTTTGCAGCGATTGCAAAGCAAGACAGAAAGGAAACAAGCGTGCTGCCTAATCAAAGCGAAGTAGTTAAGCGACTTAGCGAACTTTCTCGTATGCTTGATGCTGCAACAGAAGAAATAGCGTCATTAGATGACCAATCTGTTCGTGCCAAAGGATCTTATGAGGTTGCATACGCAAAATCCTTCCTGCAGTCGAACGGATCAATGGATGTAAGACGCCAAGAAGCAATTCTTGCTTGTGCTGATCTTAGGCTTGCTATGGAAATTGCAGAAGCTCAAGTGAGGGCAATAAAAGAGCGAATTAACACTTTACGGTCACAAATATCGATTGGTCAATCATTATCAGCTGCAATTAGACAACAATTTAGCGCTGAAGGTGTAGGTCAATATACGTGAGAGCCAGAAGTAAGAAAATGGCTAAAAAATATGTCGTAAGGCGTAAATTAGTTGCACAAATGCTCGAAACTTATCCAATGTGCCAAAGATGCAATGCAAAGGCATCTGAGGAAGTGCACGAAGTTCTCAGTAGAGCTCGTGGTGGAGATATTTTAGACATTAACAACTGCAGAGCTCTTTGTAATATGTGCCACTTCTGGATTACAACGAATCCTGCAGAAGCACTCAAGACAGGCTGGTTAAAGAATTCCTGGGATAAATGATGCCAACTTATGACTACAAATGCCAAAAATGTGGAATTACAGTCGAAGTTAGCCACTCAATCTCAGAACACGGTCCTAGATGTGATTGTGGAGAAGTTATGCAAAAGGTTTTTACCGTTGTACCCGCTATTTTCAAAGGTGAAGGATGGGGAGGACAGAAATGACCAATCTATCTAGAAAAAGACGAGGTAGAGAGACAGAATTGATTTTTGCTCAGTATCTAAAAACACAAGGTTGGATTTACGCTGAAGCAACTAGTTCATCAGCTGCAGGTACTGATATAAAAGGAGTTATTGGAGTTGATTGGGAACTTAAAGCAAGAGCAGACTTTGATCCTAAATCAGCAATGAAACAACAAGCAAAAAGAATAAAGGAAGGCGTAATCCCGATCGCTGTATTAAGGCAGAACGGACAAGGTGAGGCTGATGTTGAAAATTGGCCAGCATGTGTTCCAGTAAGCATAATGATTCAATTACTTAAAGAAGCGGGATATTTGTGACGATCAGAGATTTAGCTTTCGATCGAGAAAGTGTGCCTTGGATGGCAAAAGGCAATTGTACTGATCCATCAATTGATCCAGATTGGTTTTTCCCTGATAGTGAACATGAAAACAACATAGAACAAAAATTGGCATTGGATATGTGTAAAACTTGTCCAGTAAAGATGAATTGTTTAACTTATGCACTAAACAATTGGCCAGTGTACGGCATTTGGGGTGGAATGCGAAACAAAGAACTGAAAGATCTAGCGAGACAAATAAAGGAGCAGAAATGAGTGCAGCAATAACAATTAAAGGTCGTATTGGCAAAGATATGGACATTAAGTTTACACAAGCAGGTAAAGCTTATGTTCCATTTAGCGTTGTGTCCAATACACGCAAGAAAGTTAATGAAGAATGGATAGATGCAGATACAAGTTGGTGGGAATGCAAAGCCTTTGGAGGTTATGCCGAAGCTCTTGTAGATAACATCAAACGAGGCGATCTGGTAACGATTACAGGAACGATTAAGCAAACGACATGGATTGACAAAGACGGAAATAAGCGCTCGTCATATGAGGTCCTGGTGGATACTATTGCAAAACAGATTGTAGTTCAGAAGTATCACGGAACACCAAGAACAAAGAATCCAGATCCTGTAGCATGGGATCCTACCGAAGGAGTGTTTTAATGTCAGTTAAAGCTATGACCTACGTATGGGAAAATTCTCCGTACAATGGCAATGCTTTAATTGTCCATTTGGCATTGGCAGATCATTGTGACGATCAAGGCATTTGTTGGCCAAGTCAGCAATATTTGGCAGATAAGTGCAAGATCAGCGTAAGGCAGATCAGGAGAATCATTCATCAGATGATTGTTGATAACTATTTGTTTATAGAACAACACTCAAGAGCTGGTATTTCTAATAATCGTTACAGATTGTTATTTAAGAAACCGCAGGTCACTGATGTCCTGTCCACAGAATATGACGACCCTGAACGTCCTGCGGCTGAGGTCACAGCTGTGGCCAGCGGTAGAGGTCAAGCTGGTGGCCACCCTAATCATCATATAACCATCAATAACCATCAGAGAAAAGGTCCACCAGAAGAAGTTAAATTGTTGATGGAAAGGCTAAGAAAGAAAAATGGATAAATGCCTTAGTTGTCGTGGGGTAAGCGAGAAAGGTGCTTGTCCACATTGCAGAAGAAGATTAAAGAAAATGCTTAATGAGTTGATTGCATTCATTGATCTTCTAATTGCTAATCCTTCCCTAAGACAACAGGTATCTTCTAAGCAAGAAGGTAGAGGTTCATTATCAGATAGATCACCAATCAATGTCCAGATTGTTGATCTTATTGCTAAAACAGGTGTTCAAAGTGTTCTACAATCATGGTGTGAATACGTGGTAGAGACAAGAAGCCTTAATACTGATTGCCTTAAGTCTACTAAAGAAACAAACAAACTACACATATTGCATCATGTATTAGATACTCACACTGATTGGATTGCTGATACTGAACTATGGACTGATTACTACAATGAGATCAAAGAACCATGGACAACATTAAGACGTATTATTTACGGTGAGAGAAAACCACCTGAGGCAGTCAAATGCCCGGTACAAGACTGCATTGGTACATTAAGATTAGAACCTAATGGTGATGTCCATTGTCTAAACGATAAGACACATCAATGGGTATATGAACAGTGGTCGAGGTTGGCCAAACTTATGGTAGAAACCTCTGTACAATCACAGTGATGTGATTTATAATATGGATCACCGAGCTACAGCTATCTAACAAATCGGACGCTAATGAATAAACCATGCTTAGATTGTGGTGTGTTAGCAAACAAACCTAGATGTCCTATCTGCAATAAAAAGTATCAGAAGTTTAAAGCAACCTCTCGTCCTTCACGTGCTGATAGGGGTTACGATGCAAATTGGAAAAGGTTATCAAAACAACTTAGATTGCTACAACCTTATTGCACTATTTGTAAAGCAACCAACGATTTGACTGTGGATCACATAACAGCGTTATCGAGTGGTGGTCTCACAGTCGAATCCAACCTACAGGTTCTGTGTAGACGATGCAACAGCAGCAAAGGTACTTCCTCTTCCTGAATAACGTAATGTTATATTAAATCTCATAGAGGGCCAACGGGTGGTATGGTATGGCCTAAAAGTACATGCAAAAAGCGCGCTGGATAC